CACAGCAGGGAAAAAGAACGGCTGCGCGCGCATTCCGCGTGTGAACACATATCGCCCTAATTTCTCGTCAAAGTACACCCAAGGCGTTTTGCGGCCCGTTCCATCTTCGGCGTATATGCCCGTGCCAAATTCAACGTAAACGGCATAAGAAGCCCCGACGGTGATTTTCGCCTTGAAACCACCATGAGAGTAATTGACCTCTATCGAATTTTTAAGGTTTCCGTCATCTACTGGCGCCGCGGCCACCGCTTGACCAGCAATAATTTCCGCAGTTTCAGCAATGATCCGCTTCACTCGATCATGCACCCGGTCACTGAACGAATTAACAGCCCTCGTCATCTGCCTTGTAATCCTGTTCATCAGCGAATGTTCTCCCCTGAACGGCATTTAAAGCATAAGATTTCACCTTGGCCGCCTTGATCGATAGGCGGGGACTGAATGACCAAAACCCTGTCATTTCGGTCTTTCCAAATGATCCGCATGTCGTTTTTAACATCTTCCCGATAGGGAAAATAGACGTTGTATTCGACCGGGTTCTCAAGCTGCTGGGCTTGGTAGTATTCTTTTCCAGTCAGCGAATCGACAAATGCATCACAGTCGGTTATCGCGTCCACCCAGTCTTTTTTAAAGCCGCCGCCGCCGTTGGGTATCTGTTCGAACTTTTGGAATGTGATCGTATGCGGAAATTCTTGATAAAACATCACGGGAACCTCAATTTCTTATGCGGCCTTAGATATTCCCATACGGGACGGGGCAAGTCTGTCATGAATGTATACGACACATCCCCCATACTGCGGCTACTTAAATTTGACGGGTTCATATTAAATTCAACCGCCTTCGCGACAAACACCTTAACGCCAGACGGCAGACTTTCGGCGCCATCTTTGATAAAACTGTTATTACAGTAGTCTTTTGCGATGTCGACAAAGAACGGGACAGCTTCTTGTAAATACTCGTCATGCTTGTCTGTTTTGATTTGCAACAGCCTTTTGACCGTTTCAATATCCATCTTTTTCACTCCATAAAGAAAGAGCAGGAGGATTCTCCTGCCCTTTTTTATTTGATACCGGATCATTGTTTTTCTTTTTTGGTTTTAGATGTTCTTTTCTTCGTGCTCGTCTTAGCCTTTTGGGTATCTTTTTTTGTTGCCTGTTCCGCTTCTTTTTGCGCATGAGCCGCTTTTTTAGCTTCTCTCAGGCGCTTTTCCTGTTCTAATAAATAAAACGTTGTCGCTCCCATTAAATCACCCCTTACGCCGATGGCTTAGTTTGAGTCACAATTTCGCTCATAGGAGACTCGCCGGACTCATTAACAGCCGTTACGTTAATTGTGAGTTTAGTATCCGGATTCATACCGGTTGTTACATACTTAGGTTGCGTCACGTTTTCAGCGAATTTCTTGTCTGCTCCTCTGTAAACGTTGTATGAAGTCGCCCCATCTACGGGATCCCATTCAACTGCGATAGAATCAGTTGTACTGTCGTACCGGAGATTCTGGGGCGCATTAGGGAGCAGGCGTTACGACTGGAAGTGAATCGTCAACAATGATCGATTTACCCATGTAAGTACCGAAACCGACATCAGCCCGGTTGTTCGGGATGAATTCGATCAAGTTTTGCTTCTGCAGGTTCGTATGCGTCAGTGAGTGCATAGCGATAGAAGTGAAAACATCTTTCGCATCGCCTAACAATTGCTGTGCGTCAAGGATGGCTGCGCCTGTTAGGCCGTTTCCGCCCTCTTCATTTGTGATGATTTTCACGATACGGACCTTTTTCTTGTCGTATACACGATCATAGTTCGCGCCGTCCGCCATTTCTGCAAGTGTTGGCATATCTTTGGCAACTGCCGCTTCAGTCCATTTAAAACCACGTGGATGCATAATGAACTTTTTGCGATTGATTAAGATATCTTCACCTTTAAGTGAATTTCGATCGGTTTCAGTCGGTGTTTTCGGCATTCCGCCGGCATATCCGATGGCACCAGAACCAAAAATGTAAGTCGTGTATTTTTTCCCGCTTCCGCTCGAAAGGTCAAGGACCAAATCAGCATTGTCGTTCTCGACATTGTCAGCGAAAACGCCGTCAAGCATACGGAAAATCATTTTTTGATACTGTCTTTCCCAATAATTATTTACACGTTGAGCAATCGCACGCATCGGGTCAGACCCGGCAAGCTCTGCCGCTAAATCTTCAGAACTCCACGCTTTCCCATATTCAAAAACGCGCGCAACGTCTTTGCCGGATGTGATTTTTTCCGGTGTTAAAGCAAAATCAGATTGGATCGCTTCCGGATCGCCTTCAAGGTCGTTCCAGAAAGGCATATTAATTGTGTCGCCACCGTTTGGAACAACAATTCCCGGAACTGGCTGAAGAATACCGCTTCGATAGATAGCTGTCTTTTCAACTGTGTTATTCATTGTGTATCGGTTAAATACTTCAGGAATAATAACATCCTGCACTCTTGTCACTGCCATTTATTTTCCTCTCCTTTATAGTCCGAAATTTGCAGGGTTGTCGCCTGCTTGGATAATTAATTTTCTTGCTTTATCGGGTTCATTTCGGATCAAACGGCCTTGTTCCGTCATATTGAAATGATCCTGAGAAAACGGATTGTTGTTGCTCGGGAATCCGTTTCCTGTGTTAACATGTGGGTTTGGGCCTCCTTGGAGATCGAAGGGGTTTTCATCCCCGAAAAGATACTTATCGCTCTCCTGGATGGCTTTTAATTGCTCATCTAAGCCTAGAAGTTTATCCCCGTCCAATTTGACATTTTCAAGGTCCAGAAGCGCTTTGACAGCCTTTGGATTTCGCGCTTTTGCATCACGCAAAGCCCTCTCGATAGCAAAATCCTTCTGCTGTTGCTGGATTTTAGCCTCATAATCGGCGACTGTCTTTTCGTTCGCGTCCTGAATCTCCTTGATTTTGTTGTGTAATTCTTCGTTGTCCTTTGCCCGCTTCCTCAAGTCTTCAAGCTGTTCGTCACGCTGGTTCAGCTGGTTTTTGAGCTCTTTTTTGTCGTCGTTCAGTTCGTCGAATTTCTCTTTCGGAATCCAATTACCGTCACTGACAACTGCGATTTTCTGCTCACCCGCCTTTTCCATGACTTGCGTATATAAATCTTCACCCAACAATTCCTTTAAACTCACTTTTTCACACTCTCCTTTAATGTTTTTTTGCGTGTCCACCTCACGCGCAGGATTTTCGTTTGTTTTGACTCTAAACCTTTAAAACGAGCAAATAAGCCTTTTAACGTCATACTCAGGACAAAATAAAAAGCCGCTACATGGCGACTGTGGTTCTAATTTACAAATAAACATCTTTCTTTCCGCATCGTGAGCATGTTCCCTCTGCTCTGAATGGGTGAAAAAGGTGCTTGTAGTTTCTAAAATTGTGAAAGCCCAACATACAAAGTATTTCGGACATTATTTCGACCTCATATTCTGCCGCTTCATTACTTTTGAAACTTCCTTGAAACACGCTTTGCCTACTTCCTCGCCGTCAAGGGACATCGTCACAGGTTTTTCAAACAGCACTTCCCTGACAAATTCTTTAGCTATTGCCGAAGGCTCAACACGGAAGGTATATTCTGCTTCCCCGTATTGCCATTGTCCGTAGTTGTCTTTGATCGGGAAATTCGTAACCGATGACGACTTTATCCTCCCCTCTTCAAAGGCGCGTTTTAACGATTCCAATTTACCGCGCGCCATTTCGTTATTGTCAATTTCGCTTTCTTTCTCGGTGAAATCAAAGCCGTTTTTCGTAAGTATTCCGGACAGCTCCGCCATTTTGCGGGCTTTTTTTGCGCTGTCTACCGACTCGAATTTCTTCTCAAACTCGCGTTGCTTGTATACTTTCAAGTTGATATTGCCATTATCTCTATTCTTCACAAGGTAGTATCCGGTCCTTAATTCTAGATTGATCCTCCGCAAACCATTTTTCAGTACGATCCTTTCTAATCCCGTGTTACGGCCATAAACTTCAAAGTCTGAAAGTGTTGAAAACTCCAAAATTTCGTCCAGCATATCGAACCCCGTGTATTGAATCGCTTCGACTTCTTTTGGTTTGATCGGCTTTTCTCTGTACTTTGGCATGTTATTTGTCCCCCTCTTCGAATAGCTCGTTTTCGGTTTCGCTCTCAATTCTTTCGAGCAAGTGCACAAGTTTCCCCGTTGCGTCTATCGCTTTTTCACGCCAGTTGATTCCGTTGTCATCGGCCATGTTATTACCCCTCGTCCGAATGGTCTTCGTCTGTCGTGTCTTCTGTCGTTTCTTCGGGCGATGCCGCCGCTATCTTGTCAGCTTCGATCTTCGCTTCGAGAGCCGATAAAGCTTCGACATCGACGTCGAGTTCATCAACGGCAAACGTAATTTCAGCCGTATTATAGACATCTACCCCTATTGATAGGTTTACTTCGGTTAAATGTTTCAGCTCATGTCCATCTATCAAGACTTGATAATCTGAGTGTTTCAGACCGACAATCAATTCGGGATTCTCTTCTTTCCTTTTCCGCGCTTCTTCCGTCAATTTAATCTCTAATTTAGCCATATTACCCCGCCTTTTTAAGTTGTTCTTTCCATTCTTCATATGTTGTGTATGGAATCACAACGTTTTTGCCGGCGATTCTGGATCGTCTGACTTCCGGCTTCTGGCCATTGACAATGAAAATGATCGAACAACGGCAATTTATATCATCCTTAGCAGTGTGCATGTGACCGGGAGCCTTCCCAACGCCGCCGTATATCGATTTGAAAACGCCGTCCCGCTCAACAACCTTCCCATCCAGCTTCTTATGTCCGATGCGTGTCCGGGTATCCAGCGTACTGACCCACATTTTCTTTAAATCGGCCTTTTTTGAGGCTTTCTCGGCGCTATCAAGGCGACCAGATACCTGAACCCTATGCGCTTCAGTTCGGGCGATTCTCCGGGCTTTAGCGCGCCCAAAATCGAGAGCTTTCGCTATTCTGGATGCCATTTTCGCATAGTCTTCGCCAGCGAGAAGCCCTTGTGTAATTTCGATCGTTATTCTCGATATAACCTGATTCCGGGCCGTCTCCATGAGGACCGGCAACCGTAATTCAGGGATAGGATTTTCAATGGCAGCCGCGATAACGGCAGCCGTCGGGATCGTGAACCCCATTTTGACTTGTGCCTCAAACTCATACACGTACGCGGACCGCAAATAATTCTCCACATACTGCTTTTCTAACAGTAAATCGATCTCTTTTAGGATGAAACGGAAGTCCTTGTCGATCTTTTCGGCGATAAAGTCCAGTTCTTTCCGCAATCGGTTGTATTTGTTCAGATCGGTGTACGTTAGTTCGCCGCCGCTTGCGTATTTCTGATACATTACAGCTATTTGCTTGTTAATGTCCTTCAGCCTCTTAACAAACAGCTTGTCGATCTTCTTTTCAGCCTTGCTGATCTCGTTATCGAGATACTTGTCGATATCATTCTGATTCATCTTCATCGCCGCCTTCCTCATCTTCGGCCGCTAATGAAGAAAGATTCTTGCCGTACTCCGTTTCCTCTGTTTCGATCCGCTCAAGTTCCGCCTCCACATCATCAACAAATGGATGATATGCAAGACGCGTCTCTCGGCTTAAATCCGGGCTTTGATTGATCATCTGTACTTTTTCAAGCTGGTTCGTGATCTTGGACCTATTGAACGTCATTTGAATCTCCTTGTAATCGAACTCACCCAGCTTCTTGATTCGTAAAAACTCGGTGAAGAACCAGAAAAATTCTTGTAGCGCTTTCCGAAATTTCCGTTCTGTTGCGTTGGCCTTTAGATCAAGCAATGCGTACAAGTTTTCCAGAGCTACGCCAGAAGGTGCATTCCCGAATTTATCCGGGCTGTTGTTCACCCCTTGGCCGAATCTGAAAATGTTGTCTTCCAGACGGTCAAGATGCTTGTCCGCGCTGTCGATGGGAATTTCAGTTGTGAGGGTATCGACGCCGCCCTCTCCACTTACTTTGATAGCCTTGTAATATCTCAGATTATCGACAAATTCCGAAAGGTCTTCACCGTTGTAGTCTCTCAGAATGTAGATCAATTCTTGTATTTCTTCGAAACTGTTCGCATTATCAGAAACAATCCGGTCATAGTTATCGATCAGGGTCTTATAAAATTTAAGATCGCCCACGCTTTCGGTGTTGTTTCTAAACGGAATGAGGGGAACCCGGCCCCACCCGTATCCCACCTTTTCATTAGATTCCTTGTTAATCGTGTAGAAATAGCTCACGGGATTTTCTTCGCCATTGCTGAAGTCCAGTACAAGCTGGCCGTCCTCTTCCACATAGTAATAAACCTTATCATCCGTGTATAACTCGACTTTCTGCTGTTTGTTTCCCTCAAAATCTTCGATCTCATAAACCCTGACAGCATATAAAAGCCGGTGATATTTCGTACTGTCGTAAACAGCAATAATTTCTTCAGCGGGCAAGATTACATAATCGAATTCCCCCTCCTCATTTATGAAAGGGTGGAGCCATTCAAGGCCTTTATTACTCGCGTTTTTAACAAGCTCATTCATGGTGTCGTCAAACTCTTCGTCAGCAAGCACATTTACATACTCCAAAAGCTTCTTATTGCTCGAACCGAATGTTATCGGCTTCCCGACCAGATATTGCGTCTTCTGATCGACTAAAAGCTTATGCCAGCTGTGACCGATCCTGTTATTCGGTTTGACTCCATCGGTATCAACTACTTTCTTTCCGTCTTTCCAGAAGTATTGCTGTCTTGATGTGATTTCTCCTTCATTCAGGTAATATTCCACACCTTCCAGCATGTCAGTAGGATCATGTTTGGATATTAGCTGCTCAAGTACCTGTGTGTTGGGTTCTTCAATGGAATCCGGTGCGCTTGCTTTGATCAGATTGATTAATTCTTCTCCATGCGTCGGTGATAATGGGTAAATGTCCATGTGCTTCCCTCCTTACATGCTGAAACTATTTAAATATTGAAACACCCGATTGTTTCATATCACGTTCAAAAGCGTATCGTGTTGCATCGATCGTGTGG